ATAACACGAAAAAGTATTACTCAGACTAAATTTAAAACTTTAATTGATGGGAGTAGTAATCTTAATAAAAAGGTAAAACAATTTATTTTTGGAGTTGGTTATGTTGAAAATGGTAAAGGGACTAATGTTGAGAGTATAAATAATAACCACTTCAACTTGAAAAACCTTGAAGAAAACGCTAGATGGACAATTAATTTTGAAGAACAGGTTTGTGTTAATGATAGTGACTATGCCGTACCATATCTTTCATTTAAATCGCCAGGAGACTCAATCATGTTTATGAATCAGGTGTGTTCACAGTATGAACAAATAATTGAGGCGTTTTTAGTTAATACAACAATAAATGGTAATTTATCTAAAACATTTGCATACTTATGGTATTATACCTTTAGATTTACTACTATGGATAAAGAATTAACTGCTGGTAGTAATATTGACGATTCAATTATTGCGTCAGTTAATCATGATTTAAACACAAATACTGAATCAAAACAACTTTTTGATACCGCTGAGTCGGTTTTTAAAACTAAAATAAATGTTTGGAATAGAAACTAATTTAAGAAAAAGAGCATTTATCGTATATTTATAAATAAAAGATTATGGATACTAAAGCATTATTAGACCAGTTTTTGTCAAAAGACACTAGAATAACTGAAAAAAATACGGGTAATGGTTACAAAGAAGTTTGTGATTTAGATACTGGAGATTGTTATACCGTAAGAATGAGAGATGGCCTTATAGAAAGAGTTGATAATTCTATGAAACTAAATAGGACTTTAAGAGTTGAAACACCTCACGGGGTAAAAACACTTTTGAACGGTTAAAAAAAAATACAAAATGTCTGTAGATAAGAAAATATTAGAAGAGATAAGTAAATATAATAATATTAACAAATATATTAGAGAGCAAGAAACTGATTTACCTGAACCAATTGAAGGTGGAGATGTTGACTTAGAAGGTTCCGAACTTGATATTGACGATGTACAACCTGTCGATGTTGAGTCTGACCCTGAAGTAGAAGTTGTGGGTGAACCTACATCTGAATTAAGTGGTGAAGAAAGCGGTACTGAAGAATTAGACATTACTGATTTAGTAACAACTCAAAAAGATATGTCTACCAAACAAGAAGAATATATGGATAGTATGATGGATAGGTTAAATGACCTAACTTCTAAATTATCTGATATGGATAAAATATTAGTTAAAATTAATAGTTTAGAAGATAAAGTGGATAAGTATCGTCAAAAATCTCCTGAAGAAAAATTACAATTAAGAAGTTTAGACAGTTATCCATATAATCAAAAGTTAACTGATTTCTTTATGGACAAAGGTCCTGATATGGAAAAAACGGGTAAAAATGAGTATGTTTTAACATCTGATGAGGTTGAAAATTATACTGATAGAGATATTAAAGACTCATTTGATGCACCATTAGAAAACGAATATTAACACCCCTTATATAATTTTTATAAAAACACTAAAAGACCATTTCGATGGTCTTTTTTTATTTGACTTAATGACTTTCTTTGTTATATTATAATTGAGTAAACGATAAATAATTAATAACAGAGAAAAAAGAAAAATTATGGCAAATGCATTAGACGCAGTATTAGCTCAGTACGAGAAGAATACTTCAAAATCAAACAATGGAAAACAATCTATCTCTCAAGAAGATAGACTAAAACGTTATTTCACGACTTATTTACCAAAAGGTACAAGTTCGGGACAAAAAAGAGTACGTATCCTACCAACACCTGACGGGTCATCACCTTTTAAAGAAGTGTGGTATCATGAAGTACAGATTGATGGTAAATGGACAAAACTATATGACCCAGGAAAGAATGACGGAGAACGTTCACCTCTTACAGAGGTCTACGAAGAACTAATCTCAACAGGTAAGGAATCTGACAAGGATTTAGCGAGACAATATCGTCCACGTAAATTCTATATCGTAAAACTTATCGATAGAGATAATGAAGACCACGGACCTAAATTTTGGAGGTTTAAAGATAACTACAAACAAGAAGGTATCTTAGATAAAATCATTCCAATATGGAAAGCTAAGGGAGATGTTACCGATGCTAATGAAGGACGTGATTTAATGGTCGAGTTATCAAAGGCTAAAACACCTAAAGGTATTGAATATACGGTTGTACAGACAGTTATGTATGACGACCCATGTCCAATACACTCAGATAAGACTCAAATGGATGAGTGGATGAATAATGAGTTAACATGGCAAGATGTTTACGCACAGAAACCTGTGGAATACTTAGAAGCAATTGCAAGAGGTGAGACACCTGTTTGGAGTTCTGACTTAAAGAAATATGTTTATGGTGACGATTCTTCTGAAGTGGTATTAGGTGGTTCAAACGAATCGACTAAAACCGAAGAGACTACTGACCCACAATCAAAAATGGGTGTAGATACAGACTTACCATTTTAATAACAACTAACATGATGGTGGTGACGACAGTGATGTCGTTACCACCTTTATCAAATTAAAAAATATGGCAATAAAGAAAAAAGATTTTAGTAGTATAAAGAAGAAGTTTTCTACATCCGCAAAATATAAACCGCAAAGGTTTTTTGATTTGGGTGAGGATTTCTTAGACGCGGTTGGATTACCTGGACCGGCAATTGGTCATTTAAATATGTTTTTAGGTCATTCAGATACAGGTAAAACAACAGCTTTAGTAAAGGCTGCGGTTGACGCACAGAAAAAAGGTATTTTACCAGTGTTTATTATCACCGAACAAAAATGGTCATTTGAACACGCTAAGTTAATGGGGTTTGAATGTGAAGAAGTTGTGGATGAAGAAACCGGTGAATTAGATTGGGACGGGTTCTTTATTTTTAATAATAATTTTAATTATATCGAACAAATAACCGACTACATCAATGAATTATTGGATGCTCAAAGTAAGGGTGAATTAGAGTATGATTTACTTTTCTTATGGGATTCAGTAGGTTCGGTACCATGTAAGATGACTTTTGATGGTAAAGGAGGTAAACAACATAATGCATCCACATTAGCGGATAAAATAGGTATGGGTATCAACCAAAGGATATCGGGTTCACGTAAAGCGGATTCTAAGTATGAAAATACTTTATTAATAGTTAATCAACCATGGGTGGCTTTACCTGACTCACCATTTGGTCAACCCAAAATTAAGGCTAAAGGTGGGGAATCAATATGGTTAAACTCATCATTAGTGTTTTTATTTGGTAATCAAAAAAACGCGGGTACAACAACTATATCTGCGGTTAAGAACAAAAGAAAAGTAAAGTTCGCTTCAAGAACAAAAATATCAGTAATGAAAAATCACATTAATGGATTGGGATATGCTGATGGGAAAATAATTGTAACCCCACACGGTTTCTTAGCGGGTAAGGAAAGTAGTGAAGAAAAAAAATCAATTGAAAAATACAAAGGTGAACAATCTGAGTATTGGAAAGAAGTCATTGGAGTGGAAGGTGACTTTAAGTTAGAAGAAGAAAAACAGGAAGTGTAACAATTTAACGCATAAAAAGTGGTTAAAACATTATTAATTGACGGAAATAATTTATTTAAAATAGGTTTTCATGGAGTTAGAGATTTCTATCATGAGGGTAAACATATTGGAGGTATCTATCATTTTGTCAATACAATCAAAAAGTTTCTTAATGAACACAATCACGATAAGGTAATTGTGTTTTGGGATGGGGAGAATAACTCCTCCCAAAGAAAACTTATTTCACCAGACTATAAGGGTAATCGCAAGCAAACTTTAAATGAAGCTAAAAAAGAATCGTTTGAGTGGCAAGTACAACAAGTTAAAGCTTATCTTGAAGAAATGTTTATCAGACAAGTTTCTGTTAAAAATACTGAAAGTGATGATTTAATTGCGTATTACTGTCAAATATCTGAAAACGAGTATAAGACTATATATTCTTCAGATAAAGACCTTACACAACTTATATCAGACAAAGTGGAGGTGTACCAACCAATGAAGAGAATAACCCTTAAAAATGGAGATTTAGTACCTTTAAAGGACATATCTATCCCTCACCAAAACATATCAACATTTAAGATTATATCAGGAGATAAATCCGATAATATTGACGGTATCCGTTATATGGGAGAAAAAACATTTGTTAAGTTATTTCCCGAAATAGTTGATAGTGTTGTAACTATTGATGATATTTTAAAACGTGCAGAGGAACTACATAAAAATGATAAAGACAATCGAGCATTACAAAATTTACTCTCAGGTAAAACTAAAAGAGGAATTTATGGTGAAGAATTTTTTATAATAAATAAAAAACTCGTAGATTTGTCTCAACCATTATTAACTGAAGACTCAAAAGAAATAATTAAACAATACCATACGGAAAATTTAGACCCTGATGGTAGAGGTTATAAAAACTTAATGAGAATGATGATGAAAGATGGGATTTTTAAGTATCTACCAAAACATGACAACGCGTGGGTTGAATTTTTAACCCCTTTTATGAAATTAACAAGAAAAGAAAAAAGAAGATTTAAAACTAAAAAACGTTTAATATGAAAGAAAAAACAGAAACAACCAAATTAGAGTTCTTAATGACTCTAAACAACAACTTTGTTGTACAGAGGTACTTTAATGTTCGTGGGTATAATCCTAAGGCGAGAGGGAGTGTTGAACTTTATGAGGTAATTAGAAATGCCGCTGAAGTAATCCAAGAAGATTTGAAAATCAAATCATCTAACTACCTTTCAGAAAATATGGGTCAAATTATGGTTAATCCTGAAATTTTAGAAACATCAAATACTGAAGGTGATGAGTATTTTAACATCTATCTTAAGATAGGAGATGAGACAATTTGTCATAGAATTTGGGACGCTAAATTATACCCACCTAAGACTAGATACACTGTGGATGTACGCCCACACCTAAAAAAGTTACTTCGCGAGTTAACTGACACTTTCTCAAGTGAAAATTTAACTTACAAGTACATGGAGCATTCACTAATTCACCCATATTTATAATTTACAAACACAGATTAAAACTCAAAAAAATATGTCAAAAGAAAAGAATTTTGGTTACCTCGGTAATACATTTCAACTACAAATACTTAACAATATTATCCTTCATAAGGATTTTGCAAGTTCTATTGTAGATGTGTTGGAACCTAAGTACTTTGACAATCAATATTTTAAGTTAATCATGCAGATGACCAAGGAGTATTATCACAATTACGAACACGCTCCTTCGTTCTCAACACTTGAACAAATTACAAAATCAGAAGTTACGTCACCTATGGCCCAAAAAATGGTCTTAGATATGATTACTCAAGTAATAGACGCACCTGATGATGGATACCAATACGTTCAAGAAAAGGCGTTAAAGTTCTGTAAACAACAAGAATTACAGAAGGTAATGACTAAAGCTCAAAAAATTATCGATAAAGGTGATTTTGAATCTTATGACCATTTAGAAGAAATGGTAAGAGAAGCTTTACAAGTTGGTGAAGTTGATACGGGAACTGCGGATGTTTTTTTTAATTTAGATGAGGTTTTGGATGATGATTTTAGACATCCAATTCCGATAGGTATAACAGGTATAGATAATCTACTAAAAGGTGGTTTAGCAAAAGGTGAAATTGGAGTCATTTTAGCTCCGACAGGTGTGGGTAAAACCACAGTACTTAGTAAAATTGCTAATAACGCATTTAACTTAGGTTATAATGTTTTACAGATATTTTTCGAAGATAATCCTAAGATTATACAAAGAAAACATTTCACTATGTGGACAAAAATTGCACCCGATAATTTGTCATTACAAAGAGAAGAAGTTTTAGAAAAAGTTAGACAAATTAAAGAAAATGCATCTAATCGATTAATTCTAAAGAAGTTACCATCTGATACATTAACGATGAATCAGATAAAAAACCAGATACGTAAAATGATAGCTGAAGGTACTAAAATAGATTTAGTTGTAGTTGATTATATTGATTGTATTGTTCCTGATAAAAATTTAGGGGATGAATGGAAAAGTGAAGGTTCGGTTATGAGAGGGTTTGAATCTATGTGTCATGAATTAGATATAGCAGGATGGACAGCCACTCAAGGTAACCGTTCTTCAATATCTTCTGAAGTAGTTACTACGGACCAAATGGGTGGTTCAATTAAGAAAGCCCAAGTAGGTCACGTTATTATTTCTGTTGCTAAATCCCTACAACAGAAAGAAATGAATTTAGCGACAATTGCTATTACTAAATCAAGAATTGGTAAAGATGGAATTGTATTTGAAAATTGTAAATTCGATAACGAAATGATAGAAATTGATACGGATAGTAGTGTAACATTCTTAGGGATGGAAGAACAAAAAGAAGAAAAGAACAAAGTACGTATTCAAGAACTTCTACAAAAAAGAAAACAAAGGGAAAATAAATTATAAATTTTTTTAAAAACAATAGTAAATGGACAATCTAATAGATAGTGTCTCAAAAGACATTCGTTACGTAATAAAGAGAAGTGGAGATAAAGTAGTTTTTAAATCTGAAAAGATTGAAATGGCTATTTTAAATGCCATGAAAAGTATTGATAAAGTTGATGAAGGTATAGCTGAAAAAATTGCTAGACTCACAACAAAAGGACTTTTCAGAGGTAATAAAGAAAGAGTTCCTAATGTGGATGAAATTCATGATATGGTTGAAAATAAGTTAATGGATAACGGTTTAAATGATGTTGCCAAAGAATACATTATTTATCGTTCTAAGAACCAACCTAACATTTTTTCCAAAAGAATTAATCTTAAACCTTACGAATACCCTAATTTAAATGAGTATGTTGACGCAATTAGACATTCATACTGGGTACACACTGAATTTAATTATACGTCAGATATCCAAGATTACAAAGTACATTTAAACGATAAAGAAAAATCAGCAGTTGAAAGAGCAATGTTAGCGATTTCACAAATTGAAGTAGCGGTTAAATCATTTTGGGGTGACATCTATAAGAGGATGCCAAAACCCGAAATTGGTAATGTTGGCGCGACATTTGCAGAATCAGAAGTAAGACACGCAGATGCTTACTCACACTTAATACAACTATTAGGTCTTAATAATGAATTTGAAAATTTATTAGAAGTACCACAAGTGAGAAGAAGAATTAAATATTTAGAGAAGGCAATTTCAAATTCAAAGTCAGTTGATGATAAAGAGTATTTTGAGTCTATAGTTCTATTTTCGATGTTTGTTGAAAACGTTTCGTTATTCTCACAATTTTTAGTTATTATGTCATTTAATAAACATAAAAACAAATTAAAGGGTATTAGTAATGCGGTTGAAGCGACATCTAAAGAAGAAAATATTCATGCTGAATTCGGGTTCGAGTTAGTTAATTTAATTAAAAAAGAAAATCCTGAATGGTGGACACCTCAGTTAGTTGAAGATTTAATTATTGCGACTAAAGAGGCTTACGAGGCTGAGACTGAAGTAGTTAATTGGATTTTTGAAAAAGGTGATTTAGATTTCTTAACTAAAAAACAAACAATGGAGTTCATTAAATATAGATTTAATGTATCTTTGAATTCTATAGGTGTTGACAGTATATTCGAAACTAATGACGCGTTATTAGAGACTACGGAGTGGTTTGATGATGAGATTTTAACGACCAAACATACTGATTTTTTCAATAAAAGAAGTATTAACTATAGTAAGAAACAAAAATCAATAACGTCAAACGACTTATTTTAAAAAGAAACAAAACAATAATAAAACAATAATATGAAAAATAGAAAACCTTTTAATTGGATTAATGAAGAATCAATAACGTTTCTTCGTAGAGGTTATTTAAGTGAAGGTGAAGAACCTTTAGATAGAATAAAAACAATTGCACAACACGCAGAAAAACTTTTAGGTAAAGAAGGGTTTGCTGAAAAATTTTACGACTATATGAGTAAAGGATGGTATTCGTTATCATCACCTGTATGGGCAAATTTTGGTAAAGTTAGAGGTTTACCAGTAAGTTGTTTTGGTTCTAATGTTAGTGACAACATAGAATCAATATTATTTACTCAAGCTGAAGTTGGAGAAATGAGTAAAATGGGTGGTGGTACCTCAGGGTATTTCGGTAACATTAGAGGTCGTGGAGCTAAGATAACTGACAATGGACATGCTCCTGGTGCGGTTCACTTCATGAATTTATTTCAGAGTGTTGTTGATAATATTTCACAAGGGGCGACAAGAAGAGGTCGTTTCTCACCTTACTTACCCGTTGAACATCCAGATATTATGGAGTTCTTAGAGATTGGTACAGAAGGGGCTTCAATTCAAGATTTAACACACGCAGTTACAGTGACTGATAAATTTATGGAAGAAATGATTGCGGGTGACGATGAGAAAAGAAAAATATGGGCAAAAGTAATCCAAAGAAGAGGTGAAATTGGTTACCCATATATTATGTTTCATGACACGATGAATAATAATGCACCTAAAGTTTACCAAGATAAGGGGGCTAAAATTTATAACTCTAATCTTTGTTCTGAGATAGCTCTACATAACTCGGAAGATGAATCATTCGTTTGTGTATTATCTTCAATGAATGTGTTACACTACGATGAGTGGAAAGATACCGATGCTGTTGAAACTATGGTTTATTTCTTAGACGCAGTAGTTACTGAATATTGTAATAAATTAGAGGAATTAAGAGACAATGGTACTAGAGAAGGTAAAATGGCGTTTCTTTATATGGAAAAGGCTTATAACTTCGCTAAGAGACAAAGAGCGCTTGGTTTAGGTGTTTTAGGTTGGCACTCACTATTACAATCAAAAGGGTTAGCTTTTGATACGAGAGAAACCGCTAAACTTAACGTTGAGGTGTTTAAAACTATTAAAGATAAATCATATAAAGCATCAGAGGAGTTAGCTGAAATATTTGGGGAACCCGAATATCTAAAAGGTTATGGTAGACGAAACGTAACACTTAATGCGGTCGCTCCGACTACTTCATCAGCATTTATTCTTGGTCAGGTATCACAATCTATTGAACCTATTTGGTCTAACTGTTATGTTAAGGATGTCGCTAAGATGAAGGTGACTATAAAAAATCCAGTGTTAAAAGAATTATTAGACTCTATGGGTCGAGATAATAAAGAGACTTGGGATAGTATAAAAAAAGGTGATGGGTCAGTACAACACTTAGACTTTCTAAGTGACGAACAAAAAGATGTCTTTAGAACTTTTGCTGAGATTAACCAATCATCGATTATTAATCAGGCGGCAATTAGACAAGATTTTATTGACCAATCACAGTCTTTAAACTTAATGGTATCACCTGAGATGCCGACTAAAGATGTTAATAAATTACTTATTGACTCATGGAAGTTGGGGGTTAAAACTTTATATTACCAACATTCTATGAATTCGGCACAGGCATTTGCAAGGAAAAAGTTAAATCTAAATGATTTACAATGTGTTGCATGTGAAGGTTAAGGAATAAAATAATAGTATTTTATGTGAAAAGGTTGGATTCGTCTAACCTTTTTTCTTTTATATTTAGATAAAATAATCTGTGTTTATATTTATGGAATATGGCGAACGGTAAAACATACGGAGTATTCTTTCCATTCAGGGATAGTTTACAAGGGGACTACCTTAGATTGACTCAATCAACTGATGAGGAGATTAGGGCAGATTTACTACATTTAATATTAACTAGAAAAGGAAGTAGGTATTATTTACCTGATTTTGGTACTCGTATTTATGAGTTTATTTTTGAACCAATGGATGGACCAACATTTGATGCGATAAAAGCCGATGTCCGACAAGCCGTAGATAAGTATATACCTAATTTACAAATAAATGATATTACAATACAACCTTATGTAGAGGCGGAACCTTTACCTGGTGAAATAAACTATGATGAGTTAGGTGGTCAAATTTTTAGAGTGGCTAGTGATAGTGCGGTTGAGTACACCGCAAAGTTAAGAATTGACTATACAATTGTTAGTGGTACATTTTCATCAAAAGATTTCGTGATTATAAATATTTAATAGTATATGGCTAACCGTAAAATTTCATACACAGATAGAGACTTTCAATCCTTAAGACAGGAATTGATAAATTATACTCAACAATATTACCCTGATTTAATAGGTAATTTTAATGACGCATCCATTTATTCAGTGTTTATGGATTTAAATGCTGCGATTGGTGATAACTTACATTACCATATGGACCGTAGTATACAAGAGACGGTACTTCAATATGCTCAACAGAAGTCATCAATATATAATATTGCAAGAACGTATGGTTTAAAAATACCCGGTAATAGACCTTCTATAGCTTTAGTTGATGTATCTATTACAGTACCAGCTTTAGGTGACCAAGAAGACGAGAGATATTTGGGTACTATGAGAGCGGGCTCTCAGTTTATTGGTGGGGGTCAAGTATTTGAAAATCCTAATGATATTGAGTTTAGTTCACAATATAATAGTGAAGGTTACCCGAATCGTACTAAGACGCCAAATTTTGATGCAAATAATCGTTTAATAAATTATACTATGACTAAAAGAGAGGTTGTAGTTAATGGTTTAACTAAAACTTTTAAAAAGGTTATCAATAATAACGATGTTAGACCATTTTTCGAATTCTTTTTACCTGAAAAGAATGTTATTAGTATAACTTCTTTAATACAAAAAGATGGTGTTAACTATCAGTCTCCACCTACATATGATGAATTTATAAGTTCGACTAATAAATGGTATGAAGTCGATGCTTTAGCTGAGTCTAAAATATTTGTTGAAGACCCAACTAAACCTGCTGACCAACCAGGTATTAAAGTTGGGAAGTATATTGAGACTGAAACTCGATTTGTTTCTGAGTATACACCTGAAGGGTATTGTAAGATAAATTTTGGTGGTGGTACTACAACACCTGAAGAACAATTACAAGAATTTACAAGAACAGGTGTTCCATTAAGAATACAAGATTATCAAAATAATATTGGTTTAGGTGTCACTGTTAAGGCAAACACGACATTATTTGTACAATATAGAGTTGGTGGTGGTAAAGCGTCTAATATTGGTGTTGATGTGTTAACTCAATTTGGTACAACATTTTTTGATGTGAACGGACCATCAAGTACAATTAGTCAAAATGTAATTGAAAGTTTAAGAGTTAATAATGTTACAGCAGCAATTGGTGGTGGTGATTTACCGACCACTGAAGAAGTTAGAAATATGGTATCATTTAATTTTGCGGCACAAAAAAGAGCGGTCACAGTTAATGATTATAATTCGTTAGTTAGGACTATGCCGAGTAGATATGGTGCACCAGCTAAGGCGGCAATTACTGAAGAAGATAATAAAATAAAAATTGAAATTCTTTCATACGATACTCAAGGTAAGTTAACAGAATCAGTGTCTAATACATTAAAACAGAATATCGCCAATTATTTATCACATTATCGAATGATAAATGATTATATCTCCATATCAAGTGCGAACGTAGTAGATTTGGAATTTGACTTATCAGTTGTTATGGATTCGACTCAAAATCAAGGACAAATCATCACAAATATTATTAATTCTGTGGATAGTTATTTTTCACCTCAAAGACAACAATTAGGTAGTAATGTTAATGTTTCAGATGTTAGAAGAATCGTTCAGGACATCCCTGGTGTTATTTCATTATCTGACCTAAAAGTTTTCGGAAAAGTTGGAGGTAGATACTCTAATTCACAGACATCACAAAGATATAGTGATAGTCAAACAAAAGAAATAAAGTTAATTGATGATACAATTTTTGCTCAACCAAATCAGGTGTATCAAATTCGTTTTCCCGATAACGATATCAAAGTAAGAGCTAAGTCACTTAAAAATGTCGACTTCTCTTAAATCTATCCATATACTTTTGACAAAATCAAATTAAAATTAGGATGAATAACTATTTATCTTAAAAACTAATTATGCCGAAATCAATTAGAATAAGAACAGAACCTGGTGTTGATAGAAATATTAATGTTAAAATTGACCAAGATTTTGATTCGTTAGAAATTCTGTCTTTAAAATTAAGACAAGAAGATTTATACACACAGTTTTGTGCCGACTATGGGGTCGTTGTCGGTCGTGTTGTCGCCAATGGAGGGTTAGGTATACCTAACGCTCATATTTCTATTTTTATACCTTTAGATAGTGTGGATGAGGAAGACCCGATAATATCTACACTTTATCCATACAAAACACCAACCACTAAAAATGAGGATGGATATCGTTATAATCTTTTACCTTATGAAGATGAGTACTATGGGCACAATGCTACGGGGACGTTCCCTTCGGTTGATGATGTGTTAACACGAAAAGAAGTTTTACAGGTTTATGAAAAGTATTATAAGTATTCTGTAAGAACCAATGAGTCAGGTGATTTTATGATTGTGGGGGTACCGTTAGGTAGTCAAAAAATTGTTATGGATTTAGACCTGTCTAATATGGGTGAGTTTTCATTAAGGCCTTCCGATTTAATTAGAATGGGTAGAGGGGTTAAATCTCAATTTAATGGTCAACTATTTAAAGATTCTGAAAATATTGACTCACTACCACAGATAGCTCACGAAATAAAAGATATTGACGTTAGTTCATTTTGGGGACAAGATGAGATGTGTGACGTTGGAATAACTAGGGTCGATTTTGATTTATCTGACCAAGGTATTGAAATCTTACCTCATTCAACTTTCATGGGTTCAATTACGTCATCAAATGATGATGAATATATCAAAGCCAATTGTAGACCTAAAAAAGATACGGGTAACCTATGTGATATGGTTGCTGGCCCTGGAGAGATTCTCGCTATAAGGCAAACAATACAGGAGGATGAGAATGGTGACCCTGTACTTGAACAATACCAATTAGAAGATGGAGGTAATGTTATAGACGATAATGGGGCTTGGTTAATTGACCTACCCATGAACTTGGATTATGTGACAACTAATGAGTTCGGGGAACGAGTTATTTCAGCTGACCCAACAGTTGGTGTACCAACTAAATCTAAGTATAGGTTTAAAGTTAAATGGCAAAATGAGGCGGGATTACAAACTCAAATAATGAGAGCCAATTATTTAATTCCGAATATAAGAGAACATTGGACAGGCGGCACTAGTCCAAATAGTTCCTATGGAAATACATTCGTAAATAGAAATAAATCATACTCATTTTCATTAGATTGGTCGGATTATTATGATAAAGATTCTGCAATAAAATGTGAAGATACATTTTATATGTTTGGTTATAATAAGGTATATACTACAGCGGCACACATTGACCGTTGGAAATACGGTATTAATAGGGCATCACATTACGGTATAAAAGAAATTTTAGATAAGTCATGTGCGAGTGAGAATAATAGGTTTCCAACAAATGACGGACAGAGAAATTTTGATTTACTGTACTTCTTATTTAATCTTCTATTATCTATAATTACACCGATTATTGTAGTTATTTTACCTATAATGCACGTTTTAGCGTTATTATATCCAATTTTTAGGGTAATAATTAATTTTGTTTTATGGATTATAAACAAGTTAGTTTATGGTATTTGTAAGGTTGTTGCATTTCTAAGTAGAAAATTAAAAAAGAGTGATTGTAAAAAAGAAACAATTACTCCATTACCTAAAGATAACCCATTCAAGAGGTTAACACTACCTATGATGACTTATCCCGATTGTGAGGCTTGTAACTGTAAAGAAGTTACGTTACCTCCCGCTGAGAGTGAGACTCTTGATGATATGAATGTGGTATTGGCAAATAACAACGAAAGTAATTTAGCGGATTTTGTTAGTATTGGTGCATATGAAACACCAATTGAATGTAATAATTCTACGCTACCAAATGGTGTCCAACTAGATGGTTCAGGAACTGTAGGTACTGGTGGGGAGATTTGTAAGTTCTGTTATCAAGGTAACCAATACCCCGACACCCTTGCGGGTGTAAACTACAATACAGTTGTATTTTCAGGATATGACCCTGATGCTGAAATAACGGGTGATGGTGCTAGTAGTTTAACTCAACCTTCTACTAAGTGGTATAAAAGTCCTTTTGCTTTGACTGACCCAAACCCCGGTAACCCTGCAATAAGAACTACTTATCACGTAACAGTACCTCAAGCGGTAAATTTAATGAATCAAAGGGAACGATATTTTAACAGTGTGGATGATGGTGATGGTAATTCAGTTTTTAATTCGTTACCAAATCGTATGCAAGTTGAGCTTACAAACGACCAATTCGCGTCTAATGGTGTTCCTAACCCACAAATAAACTCTTTTAGAAATCAGTATCAAGATATGCCTCTTATAATGGTTACTGATGGTCAAGTCAATATGGATAATGGACAATTATTAAGTTTTGTAGACCCTGAATTGGTGCCTGATGAAAACGTTAATAATACTGGTTTAACAATTAACCAATACGGGTACCAAAGTATTGAGGGTACTATGAACCACAATGATTCTACTTATGTTATGGTTCCAAATGCAATAACATATATGAAACCTGATGGTAATACTCAGGATATTGATATGGATTTCTACTCACCTGTTTCTGGTCTGTCCTATAATTTTAAAATGGGTCTTGAGTATCACCAAGTCATCGGAGGCGTTACGATAGGTGAGGCGATTGATATTATGACGGGAAATAGTATGAACCAAATTTACAAAACTAGGTCCATATTATGGAATTATTTGATAGGTAAAGTTAATCAAATAACATGTGAAGGCTTCCAGGGTATTCCAAAACAAGTTATTCAATCACTATCATGGACAGAATATTTTGAACAATATAAAAATTTAAAAATATATTTCCTAACTAAGGGTGTTGACCCCTTTGCTCCAAGACAGAAGATGAAATTTAATACATCTATGTTGTTTGGTGCTACGTCTTACTCTGAAAATAGTACGTATAGTCAAACCGTTTTTGAGGGTGATTACTTCCCAAATATACCTATTGGTCCGAGTGACTCTACGGATGTTTACGCACCTGAAAGTCACTACGAAAATTTATCTGGACTCCAATTTAATAATGGTGGAATAGGTAATAGTAATAGTAAATTATTTCATAAATCTTTTTTGTTTACTCCTCCTAACATTGGTACGGCATATGAAGATTGTACTTCACAAAATTTTAAATTACCTCAAACTCCAAATACGACTACTGGTTGTACAATAAGTACGGGTCTACCGTATGTTGCAGGAGAAACTATAAAATTTTCTTTAGATGATTCAAATTTTATAATAGGTACTGTTATTTCATATGACCCAGCAAACGGAGATATTTCATTTGAGATTGTTAGTTCAACATTTATCCCTGGAACCTCAGGTGGTCCTGGTACTTGGTGTATAACATTAATAAACTCATTTACATCATTTGAGACAACGGCATTTGCTTATTACTCATCATTAGGTGCCCAATGGGGTAATAATTTATCCTCACCAGCACCTATTGGAAGTATGGGTTGTCCTGATGGTAAAGTAGTTGATTCTACTAATTCAGACATTGGTAGTCCTTGGGCACCGTCAGCTCTTCCAGCACTTATTTCAGGTGTACAACCGAATAAAGTCTTTTCAATAAGTAGTACTTATCTTACGAATAACGGTCAGG